TGTCGTTCATCGATATTAGTTTACCGACCCAAACTTATTATTTCGCGTTCATTGTCTCGAACAACAACAGTTCGTCACTTTTGTCGCCTTTGTCGGCATCTTTGAATTGGAATCCAAACCCAACCACTTCCGCGGTGGCTGGCACGTTCTTGGGTACGTTTTCGCCCGTTGTTACGCAAGTGCCACGAACTGGCGGCGTCACGCCCGTTTTCACAGGCATCGTTCCAAAACTTTACGGTTCGGCTGCTGGCGGCGCAATTGACTTTGTTACATCGCAAACCGACATCGATTCGGCTTTTGTAAATAACACTTGGCGAATTGGCGGTTCGGCCACGACAGGTTATGGCGACATCACCACCACGGGCGGCTTAACTTTTGGTTCAATCACCGATGGCGGCACATACGCGCAATGGGCATCCGTCACGGCCATGTCGTCGTCCCCCGCGTTGCTTAACGTTCCAATTCGCTACAAATCGGCATTGGGCGTCATTACTCAAGCGGCCACGGCCAGCACTCAATTTATCTTTTTGGACCCCGGCCCAACTGGTTCTAGCGGTTCAAATGGAAATCAATACGCCACGGTTTATTTGTATCAATGGAATACAACAACCCCATCCAATCCAACTGGCACATCGTCCTATAACTGGTCTACGGGCGTAAATTCGTCCTATACCGGAACGGGCGGTTGGTCAACGACCATTCCAACAAACCCCGGCATACCGTTGATTCAGCTTTGGACCGCGGCCATTCAAATCGTTGCGGTTGGCGGCACGTCCACTACATCGGTAAGTTGGGCCAGCGGTTATTCAATTTCGGCTTTGACGCTGAACGGCGCTAATGGTGCAAACGGAACAAACGGTTCACCCGGCGCAAATGGCTTGCAAACTGCATCGCCTACCGTTTACCAATGGGCCATTACCATCCCAAGCGGTCCGACGGGTTCATCAACCTACACTTGGGCAAGTGCATCGTTTACGCCTACCCCAAGCGGCTGGACGCAAACACCCGGTGCATCGCCAAGTCCCGGTTTCACTTTGTGGGCGGCAAAGGTCAACATTTCTGATTCGGCCACGGCCACCACAACTTCAATCAATTGGACGCTGGCAAGCATTCTTGGCGCTGGTTATGCCGGAACAAACGGCTCAAATGGAACAAACGGTACAAATGGCACAAACGGAACGAACGGCATCAATGGCACTCGAACCGCAGTCATCACCATGTATCAATGGGCGGCTTCCACCCCATCATTGTTCCCGTCTGGTACGTCCACCTACACTTGGTCAAATGGCACGTTCACCGCGCCCGGAACGCCCAATGGCTGGACAATTTACCCCGGCGCACCCGTGGCGGGTTACATTCTTTATGCCACCGACATGGTTTACGCTGACACCAGCACCAGCGCAACATCGTCGATTGTTTGGTCGTCCACAATTGCTTACCCAAGCGGCGCGGCCGGAACGAACGGCGCTAATGGGTCACCAGGCGCACCCGGCACAAACGGAACCAATGGCACGAACGGATTAAACGGAACCCGCACAGCATTCTTGCAGCTTTATCAATGGGCATACAGCACCCCCACGGTGTTTCCAAGTGGTTCATCGACCTATACATGGTCAAACGGAAGTTATAACCTGCCAAGTTCGCCCAACGGTTGGACATTGCTGCCCGGTGCACCCGTTGTTGGTTATACGCTGTACGCTTGCGCGGTCAGTTATGCGGACACCAACACCACGTCCACTTCAACGGTCGGCTGGACCACTTCCACGGCTTACGCCTTGGGCGCGTCTGGAACCAATGGCGCTAATGGAACGAACGGCACGAACGGTACAAACGGCACGAATGGTATTGATGGATTGTCGGCCCGGATTGCTTACGCCGTTTCCAATTCATCGTCGCTGAGTTCAAGCCCTTCCACCTACACGACCACAGGCGCTGGCGCTTTCCCGCCTTACAACACATGGGGCGGCGCTGAAACATGGCAAGCCACACCCGCAACGTATGGCGCTGGACAAGCCCTATTCCAAACAAACGGCATATATAACCCCGGCACATCCCAAACGGTTTGGACCGCGCCTTATTTGTCGAACTTGAAGGTTGGGTCGCTGTCGGCCATTACCGCCAACACGGGCAATTTGACGGTCACGGGAACATTCCAAGCGAACACCGCCGCAATCAGCGGGTCATCCATGACGGGTTCCGGCGCTGTTATTCAAAATTCGGGCGCTTTTGCTTTTGGAACATCGTCGCAGAATTTAACTTACAACGGCTCGACGCTGCAATTAAATGGCTTTCTTAGCGCCACTAGCGCGGGAGGAAATAGTGTTAGCGTGTCAACATCTGGCGGTTATTTAACAGTCATTACCGGAAGTGCTGTTGGCACAGGAACTGCATTGGTAACAATTTCTGGAAGTTGGTCAGTCGCTGGAAATTTCTCTGGAACGATTCCAACATATTTTGATAGTGGATTAAATATCATTGCTGGCGGTACGGCTTATGTGCAAAACACATCTTATGGCAGCTTAATACAAGCCGGAGTTTTCCAAAAATCCACCGGAACTTACGGCGTCACCGTTCCATTTTCTCTGTCAATTTTGGTTGGTTTTACGGGAACTGGAACTTTCCAAATTCAACTTTATCAACAAGGTGCATATTTTAGAAATGGTCCAAGTTTAGTTACTGGAACTGGATATGTTTCGCAAATTACCTACTACGCATCTTTGTTCCAACCTTTGCTTAATTAGTAAAAATTGTTCTGAGATGAAGTAAAATTTCAAAACAAGACATGACAAAACCGTAGCTCTGCGAGACAGCGGAGAGCGTCACTACCTGAGTAAAGGGAAACATCATGGCCGCGTTTAACCAAAACACGATATATCAAGTGTCGGGTTTTTCTAATCCTTGCATATCCGGCGAACTTGTCTGGAATCAAGCGACATACTGGAATCTAGCATTCACCAACCAAGCTGGCGCACCCGTCGATTTGACAGCGGCCACAATCAATGCCCAAATCGTTCGGCGCGAGGTTTCCAACCTGCAAGACACCCGCACAGGCTTGTCTTTTAGCATCGCGGACTATTCGCCCACGCCCACGCCCATCACTTTGAACATTGTCAATTTGAACGCATCGGCTGGCACGTTTACGCTGGTGATTGACGATTCCACATGGTCTTTGGTGTCAAGCGACCCTGAGTTGGAAATCAACGCACAGAATCCAGTTTGTTTTTCTGGCCGCATCATGGTGAATTTCCCCGCAATTTCCGGCGGTAATCCCGCTGACGATGCCGTGATTTTTCTTTTGTTCTTGGTCCGTTCCGACGGTATCGTGGTGGTCTAAATGCAATTAAATTTAACAGTCCAAAACGCAAACAGCATCGTTTGCCAAGTTGTTCCCACGCCCACGCAAACCATCAACATCGACCGCGGCGTCACGGGCAATGGCATCGCGTCAATTGTTCCGGTCACCATCGCAACGTTCCAATACTTGCAGATTACTTACACCAACGGAACGGTGGTTGACGTTGGGCCATTGACATCCACGGCTTACACGGCCACATCGCCCATTGTCATCACGGGCAACACCATTTCGCTGTCTACGGTTCAACCGCAACAAGGCGGCACAGGCGCGGCGGGAACGCTGACAGGTTACGTTTACGGCAACGCCACGGGCGCGATGACCGCATCAACGACCATTCCCAACACGGCCATCACAGGCTTGGGCACGATGTCCACGCAAAACGCCAACAACGTGGCGATTACAGGCGGGACAATCCAAGGCGTTGCGCTGACCATTGACAGCATTCAAAGCACCCCTATCGGCTCGACCACGCCATCTACAGGCGCGTTCACCGCGCTGTCGGCATCCAGCACCGTTTCAGGCACAGGCTTTTCAACTTATTTGGCAAGTCCACCCGCAATCGGCGGCACAGCGGCCAACACCGCAAAGTTCACGACGCTGGCAGTCACGGGCCTGACGGGTTACACATACGCCAACGGGTCGGGCAATTTGACCGCATCGACCACGATTCCGAATGCTGGTTTGGCGAATTCAAGCCTGACAGTCAATGGCGTTTCGATTGCCCTTGGCGCGTCGGGAACCGTTACGGCGGCGGCTGGCACTTTGACCGGAACGACTTTAAATTCCACGGTGACGGGTTCGTCATTGACAAGCGTCGGCACTATCACAACGGGAGTTTGGAATGCGACGCCAATCACCAACAGTTTCTTGGCGAATTCTTCTATTACGGTCAATGGTACTAGCATTTCTTTGGGTGGCAGCGGAACGATTACTGCCGCAACTACCAGCACCCTTACTATTGGTTCTGGATTATCTGGCGGCTCATTCAACGGCTCTGCCCCTGTAACCATTGCAAACACGGGCGTTTTGACGTTTTCCGGCGGCACAACAGGGCTTACCCCCAACACGGCCACAAACGGCGCGATAACCCTTGCTGGAACGCTTGCTGTCGCCAACGGCGGAACGGGCGTCACATCATCGAGCGGCGCGAATTCGGTTGTTTTGCGCGATGCCAACGGCAACGTCACGACCAATTGCTTGTTTGAAGGCTATACAAGCCAAGCGGCGGGAACGACCATCACGCTGACCGCATCGTCGGTTCAGAATTGGGCCATCACGGGTTCTGGCGGTCAAACAATCCAATTGCCCAATGCGACCACGCTACCCGCTGGCGCGACTTTCACGTTCAACAACAATCAATCGAGCGGCACAATCGTTGTCCAAAACAATTCGGCCACCACCATCGCCACGGTGCAATCGGGTTCGTATATCACGGTTGTTTTGCTGAGTAATTCCAGCGCAGCGGGTTCGTGGGATTTCCACAATTCGCCACCTTCCAATGCGTCTTGGTCAACCAATACGTTGAATTGGGCAGGTTCGTATACAAACGGCACATGGAACGGCAACGCTGTCGGCGCAATTTACGGCGGAACAGGTCAAACCGCAGTCACCACGGGCGATTTGCTTTACGGTTCGGCATCAAACACTTGGTCGCGGCTTGGCGTTGGCTCTACGGGTCAAATCTTGCGCGTTGCTGGCGGCGTTCCGACTTGGGGCGTTGACTACACGGGAACCGTCACCAGCGTTGCGGCTACCGTTCCGTCATTCTTGTCGATTTCTGGTTCGCCTATTACAACCAGCGGCACATTGGCAATCGGTTATTCCGGAACAGCTTTACCCACGGCCAATGGCGGGACGGGTTTAACCAGCTTCACGGCAAATCAGGTTTTCTACGCTTCCAGCACATCGGCATTTGCACAATCCAGCAATTTGCAATTTGATGGCTCAAAGTTGACCCTTGCCAATGACGCCTCTATTAGCACATTGACTGTTGGTTTGGGGACTACATCTGGCGGTTCTACCAACGCCATCAGCACTGTTTTGGGCTATCAGGCCTTATCGTCGAACACTTCTGGGCAATACAACATCGCTGTTGGTTATCAATCGCTCAAAGCAAATACGACTGGACAAGGCAACGTGGGTGTTGCCGTTCAAGCTCTTTTAAACAATACATCCGGCAACTACAACACGGTTGTTGGTTCTGGGGTTCCCGGCGTTTCTGGCTCCGCTTTGTCTTCAAACACCACGGGGTCATACAACTCTGCTTTTGGCAACACGGCTCTATTAAACAACACAACGGGTCAATACAACACTGCTCTGGGCGCAGGGTCACTTGCATCCAACACCACAGCCTCTAACAACACTGCTGTGGGTTATCAGGCTGGGTATAGCAACACCACAGGCTCTAGCAATACTGCTGTTGGGTATCAGGCTGGATTCAGTTCTACTGGGTCAGGCAATACTGCTTTGGGGCAAGGTGTTTCTGTTGGTACAAGCGGGAACAACAATACTTGTTTAGGTATTGGTTCCGGAATAAGTTTGACCAGCGGGTCAGGTAACGTATTTGTTGGATCGGTTGGTTCTGGAAGCACTGGTGGTGCTGGTTACTTTGTGACCACAGGTTCTAATAATACCATTTTGGGTGGCTACACCGGCAATAATGGCGGCCTAGACATCCGCACAGCCTCCAACTACATTGTTCTGTCTGATGGGGCTGGGAATCCACGAGCCAACTGGACAAGCACGGGGAATATGGTCAGCGGTGCTGCTACACCGATTATTAGCGGCAACAACTCTTTCCAGTTAGGTCATGCTTCAAACTATATTTTTGAAATGGGTAATACGGCCAATACTGGACTAGAAGGTTGCTTGACCACATTGTTGACATCGGCTAACAATGCTACAACTTCATATCACTACGCCAGCTATTGCTCATCATCGTCATCTCTTGCTTATTCAACTATGGTGTTTGGTGTTTTAGGTAATGGCAACGTCAAAAATGCCAACAACAGCTACGGCGCTATTTCTGACATCAAAGTTAAGCAAAACATATCGTTGTCTGGCTCTCAGTGGAACGACGTTAAGGCGCTTGGTGCATTAGTTAAAAAATTCAGTTTGATTTCTGACCCCACCAATACAATGCAAATTGGTTGGGTTGCTCAAGACGTTCAAACTGTTTCGCCCGGACTTGTTTATTCCACTCCAGACCGAGATGAAAATCATGAACTGACTGGAACTTCAACGCTGGGCGTTAACTATTCAATAGCGTACATGAAAGCGTTTAAGGCACTAAGCGAAGCGCAAGTCCGAATTGAAACACTGGAATCCACCATTGCCCAAATGCAAGCGGCCCTTAAAGCTGCTGGTATCGCAGGCTTCTAACCCCCGAAAGGAAATCTCATGTCAACAGTCTACACTTGGTCAATCACCTCCATGCAACAATGGCCTAGCGGCACAAACGCTGGCTACGTTGTGAACGTCAACTGGCTTCTTACCGGCACTGATGGCACTCACACCGCATCTATTGGTGGTAACACCCAATACCCCGTTACTGACGCACAAGCTGGTTTTGAACCCTATGCAAGCCTGACTGAAGCCCAAGTCATTGGCTGGGTTCAAGAGTCTTTGGGCGAACAAGGCATCGCCAACTATGAGGCCAATGTGCAAGGCCAAATTAACAGCTTGGAAAACCCACCAGTTTCGCCAATTACGCAACCTTTGCCTTGGGCTGCGGCATAATATCAACGCCAACTTTCTGGCACTTTTTAACAGGAAAATACATCATGACCGAACAAGCCCAACCCGCATCGAAAACCCAAGCCTTCATCTATTCTGCCGACTTGGTGAATGCGACTTTGCAATACTTGGCGACTAAGCCTTACGGCGAAGTGGCGAACCTGATTGCTGGTTTTAATCAACCAATCGACCCTTCCACCATTCAACAAGCCGCCGCCGAAGCGCCGCCCGAAAGCTGATAAATGGACAATCCAGTTACGCACGAACAAATTTATGCGCGTCTTTGCGCGATGGAATCCAAGGTTGACACAATAGAGTCAAACACAAAGGACATCATTGAGGCATTCAAGGCGGCGCAAGGCGCGGTGAAAGTGTTGAACTGGATTGCGTCCCTTGCAAAGCCAATCGGCATCATCACTTTGGTGACGGGCGCGATTATGGTGGGGTGGCATAACCTGACGGGGAAATAAACCGTCAATTCGCCAAATGATAGGCAATTGAAGCATCTTGGGCGGTGTCGAAATATCCAATGTGCTTGCCATTTTTTTGAGCAAGCCATTTCTTATTTCCAACGTTCCAATGAACGCCAACATATCCTGATTTGTTGTTTTTGAACATTGAGCGATTGCGTTGGTTTTGCGTATGCGTCACTTCTCGCAAATTGCTGATGGCATTGTTTGCCCGATTGCGGTCAATGTGGTCTATTTCATTAGGCCAATACCCATAAGCGGCCAACCAAATCAAGCGGTGCAAATAATAACTTTTTTTGTTGACCATCAAAATCAAGTAGCCATCATTTCGCATTGACCCTGCAAGGCTTCCGGCTTGCAAGTGTCGAAATTTAAATTTGCGCGTAAATGTTCCGTCTTCTAAATTGATGGTGTATTTTTCGCAAAGCTCGGTTAGAATAATTTGGTCCACGCTGTTGTCCTTTCCTGACAATGGTTTGGGAAGTGACCGCCAAGGGTTGCCGCCCTTGATGGTTGCGCTAATTTTAGCTTAAATTATGATTGACCCAATCACAGCCCTTGCCGCGATTCAGTCTGCCGTAAAACTTGTCAAAAAGATGAGTCAGACGGTTGATGACGTTGGTTCGTTGGGTCCGGTATTGGGCAAGTATTTCGATGCCAAAACGAACGCCGTTCAAGCGGTCAAGGATGCCAAAGATTCTGGCAAGGCTTCCAACATGGGAACCGCCATTCAAATCGAAATGGCGCTGGAACAAACAAAACAGTTTGAAACCGAACTGCAAATGTTGTTTATGACGTCCGGCAAGATTGACGTTTGGAACAAAATTAAACAACGCGCCGGTGAAATGGACAAGGCCGACAAGTTTGCCGAACAAGCTGCCAAAGACCGCGCAAAGAAGCAAAAAGAAGAACAAGAAGAATTTTTTATTGTGGGTTTGGTGATTGTTTTGGTTATCGTTCTTGGCGCTGTTGGTTATTTCTTCATTCAAGAATCCATAGACTATGCGAAAAAGAATAGCCATTCTGTTCATCATCACAAGTCTTAGTGGGTGCGGTGACGAATACCGCTATCATTGCCAAGACCCTAAACACTTTGGTGACGCGCAATGTCTGAAACCGGCTTGCGAATTTACGCAAACTTGCCCGGATTATTTAATCGCGCCAATTTTGGAGAAAAAAATTGAAGGAAATATTGCTGGCCCTTCTAACGCGCAATCCGGACCAAGCGCGACTAACTGCCGATGAAATAGACACGCGGGTTCGTGCGTTTGTCATCATTATGGTGACATTGATTTTTGGTTTTATCACCATTGCTTTGCTTTATTCGGTTACGTTCGTTACGCAACCCATGAAGGCAATGGCGCCCATAGACCAAGCCTACACCAAAATGTTGAACGACATTGTTTTGTTGATTGTTGGCGGTATTGGCGGCATTCTGACTAAAGGCATCACCACAGAAGCATCCAACATGATTACAGCGGCCAAGAACAACACCGCTGCATATACACCGCCACCACCACCGCCACCAGCACCAGTAGTAATGATGACGCCAAGTTGGACGCCACCGCCAACACCACAAAGCCCACCTACGCTGGAAGCCGACCATGAACGCGAACGCATGGCGCAAGCTAGGGCAGAGGCGCAACCATGATTAGTTGGTTCTTTGAAGGGTTGTTTTACTACCTCGCACTTTTAGCGTTTATCGCAGGTTTGGCACTATACGGCGTTAGTTATTTTGCCAAATTGTTGCCGGTTATTGCTGCTTACGCATTGATGATGCAAATTGGCGGCATGGTTATGGCCGTTGGCGGTGGGTATTTTGTGGCAGACCATAAAGGATACGAACGGCGCGTGGCAGAAGATAAAGCCGAAATTGACAGGCTAAACGCTGAAGCGCGGGAAAAAGAAGTTCAAATGGCGCAAGCCATCAAAGAAAAGACAGCAGCATTAAGGAAAGCTACCAATGCAATCAATCAAAAACAGTCTGATACTTTTAAGCGCATTGATTCTGGCGAGTTGCGGTTCCCAACCAGTTGTCCCGTACAAGCCGATTCAAGTACCGGAACTACCGGAGGAAATCCAAGCAATGCAACCGAATCTGAGCGACAAGCTATTAAAGATATTGTCACCATCGCAGCAGAAGGCGACATCGCAATCACCAGACTTAACGCTTGCATCGCCCAATACAACAACGTCCGCGAAACCATAAACGCTGGTGTGAAATGATTACAGCGGCACAACTTCACGCACTTGGAATCGGCCCGGAATGGGAAGAACCGCTAAACGCTACATTTCGTCGGTTCATGATTGATGATGTCCGTAAACAAGCGGCGTTTATTGGGCAGTGTTCCCACGAATCCGGCCATTTCCGCAAGCTGGAAGAAAACCTAAATTATTCTTCGGAAACTTTGCAACGGTTATTTGGCCATAAATTCAAACCAGAAGAAATCCAACAATACGCGCACCAACCGCAGCGCATCGCCAACAGGATTTATTGCAATCGCATGGGTAACCGGGATGAAGCATCCGGCGATGGTTGGTTGTATCACGCACGAGGCGTTATCCAGCTAACCGGCCACGACAACTTCTGGCACTTTGGGCAATCCGTTGGAATGGATTTTGTGCATAACCCCGCACCAGTTTCGCAACCACTTTATGCGGCCCAAAGCGGTGGTTGGTTTTGGGTTACACACGGGTGCGATCCATTGGCAGAAAATGAAAATTGGGAAGGTTTAACGCGCCGAATCAATGGCGGGACATTTGGTTTGGATGAACGGGTGCATTTAACCCGGCAAGCCTTGCAAGTGTTGTCCTAAAAGGTGGAAGCCCTCAATTTGGCCTTTTAAATTCCATGCGAGAAAGCCAAAAAACCGCATGGTTCAGCATCCTTGAACGTTGGCTTAACAGGCTTCCAAAAGACAACTGCGAGTCAAATCATAAGCAAAGATTGGATTTTTTGTTCCAGTTCTTGCAAAAATAATTTGACTTCAGTTTCTAATTCGGCCACATACACCGGGTCAAACGGAACGCGCTGAATGTAAAGCTGCAACCGTTCCGGCACTCGCGGGTCATACGAAACAAAATCCACCCATTTGCGTCCGGTACAGGCCATTTGCCATTGCATTTGGTCATGATACTTTTTGGGGTATTTCTTGTTGATGATGGTGTCGAAATGGTTGGCCGAATTTGGACACTTGATTTCTATCGCGCCATCATCCCCGACAAGGCCATCCGGCGAAGCGCCAGCGCGTTCAATCGTTGGGTGGGATATATACCCCACTTCATCGACCATCACGTCCTTGGCTTGCTCATACGCCGCCCGAGCAAATGATTCTTGCATTGTTCCCCATTTCATGGCGTCGTTGGTAAAAGATTCTTCAACCGTCCCGGTCAATCGTTCGCAAAGCAATTGAGACAAATAATTGGCGCGGGATGTGGAATAACCTGATTTGGTTTTAGCTACGATGTCAGAAATGCGCGAAGCCGTGACGTTGCCGCATCGGGCGGCGAACCACTCTGGTGAACCTTGAATCATATTGCTGCTTTTTTGCGGTCTTTAAGGTCGAGAATTTGGTTTTGAAGTTGGATATTACCGCCAGCAAATTTGAGCGCGGCAAAGTAAGCCGTTTTTAATTCATCGTGCGTTCGTGCGTTTTCCATATTTGCAAGGTATGGCGTCAAGTCGGCCAATGATGGTCCGCCGCTGACTTGGTGGTTGTCGATTTCCACGTCGATGGCTTCAGTCGGAATGCTGAATGCTTGAAAACAGGCGTATTTGTAAGCCGTGGACATTGCTTTGTTGGTGGCCTTGTCGGACGAATCCATTGCTTCACCAAACGTTTTGACGATGTGTTTTGAACCATCTTCCACGCTGACGAAATCGAATTCGGCTTCCACGGTGACGTAAAAAAGAACCTTATTGCTGGCGCTGACCCGTTCCGCGCAGGTTCGGTTTAAGACTCGCGGCAAGATGCAAAGCCCATGTTTTGGCAGCAATTCGGCCAAGGCGTTATAAACGTCATCGATGCCCCGGAAATGGTAGATTGAACCAGAATCGGTTTTGCGGTTTTTGGCGATTCCACGCACCGACAAAGCGGCTTGAACGTCGCTGATTGCTTTATAAACTTTCATTGCCGTGTCCCCGAATAGAATTCTGATTCGCAAAGGTCATCCAAGCGCATGAAAGCGTCCATTAATGGGTCTTTTGTGGCCTTGACCACATCCGCGCTGGCTTGATTCAGCAAACTCATTGTGCTGGCGATAAGCTGTCGGGCCACGAATGGCGTGATGTCTGAATCTTCAATTTGCCGAAGTTGGCTTAAAACGCCATAAAGCGTTCGGTTCGTGTGGTCCATTGTCATGTCCTGTTTTATTGATGGGACCTTCATTGTATAGTAAACTGAACGGATGACAAAAGAAATTGCAATTAAATTGGCAGGTGGGTCGAACGCATTGGCGCGACTGTTGGGCATCACAAACGGCGCGGTTTCGCAATGGAAGGCCATTCCAAAGGGTCGGCTTTACGACTTGCGGAACTTGCGGCCCGAATGGTTTTATTGATATATAATTTTTTGAAACACGGCTAGGTTTGAAGTCATGAGCAAACCGAAAAGCGAGCCTCCCCGCCTGCCGATTGTTTCTTGTTAGTGGAGGACAGCGAAGGAAAATTATGCTTTTACAGCCTAAAAATTGGGCGGCTTTTCAACATTACAAAGACCGTTCACCCCCTTGGATTAAATTACATCGTGCGTTGTTAATTGACCGCGAATTTATGTGCTTGCCACTTGCTAGCAAGGCGCTTGCACCTATGCTCTGGTTGCTTGCAAGCGAGGCAAAAGATGGAATTTTTGATGCAAGCAAGGAGGAATTGATTTTTCGATTGCACATCAATGATTCCGAATATGAAAAAGGGATTAAGCCTTTGATTTCAAAAGGCTTTTTCATTGTTGCTGACAAAGTGCTAGCAGAACGCTTGCACGATGCTATACCAGAGACAGAGACAGAGACAGAGAGAGAGGCAGAGAAAGAGACAAAGACAGAGACAAAACTCGCTGTCGCGTTTTTTGTTCCCGAATGGATGCCACTTGAAACATGGCAAGAATTCATTTCAATGCGAAAGCGTATCAAAAGACCACCCACAGATTACGCGCTAAAACTGATTATTGATAAGCTGGAAAAGTTCAGAGCAAAAGGCCAAAACATTCAATTGGTGTTGGAAAAATCCATCACTAGCGGTTGGCAAGATGTTTTTGAAATAAAAGAAAGTCAAAATTTAAGCAAGACAGGCCAAACCAATCAAACGGTCATGTCTGGATTAACCCGCGGTCTTGTTGGAGGTGGCTCAAATGTCAAATTATTGTCCCGATGATTTTTGTTCGCCCGATGAAGGGTTGGATTACATTTTTGTTTACATGGGAAGCGTCTACGGCGCATCGTTTAATCGACATTGGGAAGGCATGGAACTCGCAATGGTTCGGGATGTCTGGAAAGATGTTTTGGGTCGATTCTTGACCTACAAGCCAAGCCTTGATTTTGGTTTGCGGCAAATGGACGCTGATTTCCCGCCAAGCGCGATTAAATTTCGCAATATGTGCAACGCTGGACCCGAAATTCCGGTGAAGCCAGTTCCGCAAATCGAACGGCAATCGACTGTTCACGAACAAATCAAAGCCGCGGAAGCCAAAGCAAAATTGCGGGAATTGGTCCAACAAATGAAAATGAAGGTATGACCCGCCAAGAAGCCAACCGTATCTTGGACAAGCTCAAGGACGGGCAACCAATACCCCAACACATGATTGAAATGGCACTTTTAGAAACCGAAGACTATGGACAACACAAAATTGGAATTTATGCGGCAATCGGAAGCGCGGGAATGGAAAGCGCGATTCGACAAGAAGGCCAAGGAATTGGGCCGCAATGAGGCGATTGCTTGGTGGAAGGACACAATAAGGGAAATCGAAAAAAAGCGCGGCAAAACCGAAGCCAACGCCCTTATTGAACGAATCACGCAATTAAGGACGCGCCGGATATGACTTTTTACGTTGGACAGGTTAAAAAGAAGTGGTCGAAAGATTGGCGAACCGTGGTCATGAATGCCGAGTTGTTGGATGCCGCCGTATCAAAAACGCTGGCGCTGGCAATCAAGGACGAAACGATGGCCCGTGTTTTCCAAGCCAGCGATGAACGTTGGGACGAAATCAAAGTGGTTTTTTTAAAAGGAGACAAAGATGGACGATTGGACGCCTGAGATGGACGAAGCAATGAAAAACATTTCCGCAAAAGCCAACAAAGAACAAGTCGGTGGCATTCATTACGTCGCCATGAAAATTCAACCTTGGGAAGTGATGGAATCCGTTTTGACCCGTGACGAATTTATTGGGTTTCTCAAAGGCAACGTAATCAAATACAGCATGAGACAGGGGCGCAAACCCGACGCGCTGGATGACGCCGAAAAAGCCCATCATTACCGCATGAAGCTCAAAGAAGTGTTGGACCAATGAGACGCGCCGCAAAAGTAGACCAAAATCAGAACAGAATCGTGGACGCTTTGCGTTACGCTGGCGCTACCGTTCAATCACTTGGGCAAGTTGGTGGCGGTTGTCCTGATTTGCTTGTTGGCTATAAACGGGTCAACATCTTGATGGAAGTCAAGGACGGGGACAAAGTGCCAAGTGCGCGTTTACTACGCGAAAGCCAAATGACTTGGTGGTCAGAATGGTCCGGCGCAAGGCCATTTTTGGTGGAATCCGTGGACGATGCCCTGCAAGTTTTGAAGAAAATTAGGGAAAATACCTAGTTTTTTTTAAATAAAATCTTGAACTGTTTAGAAATCTAAACTAGAATCCATCATCGATAACACAAAACAGGAAATTATGAACACACAAATGCTTCAACGCGCACGTTGCAACTTTGACCGCCCCGACATCGAGCGCCACTTGGTTCGGCACAATATTCGCGCATGGGTTCGGTCGGTCCGAATCCTTGGCGACAAATGGCTTTTGGCACATCAAATCACACGATTGGAAACAAAATGATTCTGGAAAAAATCTTGGACTACGGGTTGGCGGTTGTTATTGCCGTGTTGTTGGCTTGGTTCTTGGCGGTGGCTTTGGTATGACTGACGAACAAATTGCTAAACTATATGAACAAGCCTTGGTTATTGAAAGCAATGGTGATTATGTTGCAGGTGAATTGAATCCTGCAAAGTTCGCCGAGTTGATTGTTAGGGAATGTATTGAAATTGTGAAACCATGTAAGTGTGGATGCTGTGTTGGAGAGCCCGAGGGCATTATCACCGACACTATCATTAAACAGATTAAGAAACATTTTGGAATTGAACCATGACTGACGAACAAATCATTGAGATGGCTAAAAAGTCGGGAATTCCAATCGCCAATGTTCCTAATCTAGCATTTGGTCGACTTGAATCAGGCGTTGAATTGCTCAAAACTTTTGCCAAACTGGTAGCACAGCATGAGCGTGAGGCGTGTATTGAAATTGCTGAAAAGCAACGCTATGCCATGCTTATTAGCTTAACTTCGCACCCTGCACAAAACGGTACAGCAGTTGGAATTGCTAATCAAATCCGAGCAAGAGGTAAAGCATGAAATTCCGCAAGAAACCAGTGGTCATTGAAGCAATACAGTGGTTCAAGATGGGCGACCACCCCGCCGTAAAGAAACCATCTGTAAATTGGGACGACGGCGAATGTGGCTGGATTTACACGTTAGAGGGCGGCCACATCGTCACCCCCGGCGACTGGATAATCAAAGGCGTGAAGGGTGAGCACTACCCATGTAAGCCAGATATTTTTGAAATGACATATGAACCAGTAGATGGGGAAGCATGAACCATCAATTCTTTTATCGCGGTTTGGAATGGGATATTTATTACGAACCCGGCGAACCAGCAACACGCGACGAACCCGGCGACCCCGGCGAATGCTATGTTGATTGCGTGACATCGTTTGGCAATGAGGAAATCACGGACATTATTACCGAATCAGCAATGGACGACGCTTGCTATGCGTTTGTCAAATGGATGGATAAAAGACGATGACTTGGCCGTTTCCAACTAAACCATTACCCAACAAACCGGGTGAACCCAAATTCAACCCCGACAACTTTGAGGAAGCACCGCTATGAATAAAGACGAAGCCCCAGATTACTTTTTCTGTGAGCGAACATTGATTAACTCGTTGGAAGATACAAACGTAAGTCAAAAAATTCAAGATTCGCATCGTTTTGCATTGGCAATTACTGGGCACTATCAACAAGCATTTAATTTAACTGGCGATTTAAATGCAAAACTTTGCGCTGTAATTGGGTATGACCGCGCTATTCGG